CTTGAGGAGGAGACGTAAAGGGTGAAGAAAGAGTAACCGTAGTATTAGCTGCGTCTACGGAGTAAACAGTTTTGCTTTCGACAGAACCCTCTCCGATAATGCAAGAAAGAGTTTGTGTCACTCCTGGCACAAAAATAACCGGAGAATCTAACGTCACCGTGTTACCGGTAGCAGAAACAACTCTACCTCCGCGACGATCACCGGATATGTTTACGTCCGAAATTTCAATAACATCTCCAGGACGAGCCCAAGCAGCTTCCAATCCTGTTTTAAACGAAACAACTTCGTTTTCATATTGTTCTGTGTAGAGTGTCCAGCGACCGATGCGACGAGCTTGCGCTTCAGAAGTGCAACCAATCGCGTTAATGTCAACCGGCTGAACCCCGTAACGAGCAATACCATCGCGCTCTTCAACGTAGCAAATACGTGATTCGCCTAGATTGGCAGGGTCATTCCAAGTGATGTTACATACGTTATGACGCGAGCGGATGTCAGAGCCTTGATAATTGAACGCGCCGTTGATCACATTCGCGTTGGTGTAAAGGCCAACAGGGTTTTTGGGCTCGTCGCAAACAACAGTAATTTTACCGCCCGCCCAATAAGCGAACCCTCTAAAAATAGAGCAGATGCTTTGAAGCATATCAAAAGCTTCTGCTTGAGAATTGAAAACAGCGTTACAGGTCCAGCGCGGTTCTTGTCCACCCTTACCGTCTGGCACCAAACCGTCGCACCACTTGGCTACGGAATAGAGCGACCATTTATCGACCTGCACTTCGGTAATGAACTCGCCGAGACCGTAACGTTTGTTTAGCAGGATGTCCATAAACACCCAAGCCGGATTGTTGCAATAGCCGAAATTGAACCGACCATCCCAGACACCAGTGTATGTGCGCGCCACCGGATCATAGTTTGACGGGTAACGAACGTGCAAACCTTTGACGTGGTAAGCTCGTTTAGGAATAGCTTGAAAATACTTAGCGTCGATTACCGTGCCGATAACCGCTGAGTTAGGGTAACTCAGCTGATAATCCATAATCTCGGTAAGGGTGGCAAAGTGAATTTCGTTTTGAATGGTCGCCAGTTTAGCATCGTCAGATTCGCGGGTGACACGAATATCCCAAGGAGCTTTTCCTGGCAAAAAGAAAACGTAAGCGCGCTGATACTGCGACATAGTTTTGCCGCTGATCTCGCAATCTTGTAGCAATTTAAAACCGCCACCAGCCGATTGCACTTCAATCTTGAATTTGACAGAAGAACCTTTTGTGTTACCGTTTGACGTATTTGTTTCAGAAAGAGCCGGAACAGCTATTGTCACGCGGCAGCGAGTGACGTCCGGATTAACGATTGTTCTCGTTATCGGGTAATTCTTTTTAACTATAAGACCTACATTCTGTTCGTTTTCTTGTTCTGGGAAACCCAAAATAGGGTCTTGAGTTTGCTGCCCAGTAACGCCGTGCACTAGACCCGAAGCAAAGTTGTAAGAGCCGTCAGGATTTTGAGCAGCCACCCCGTCGAGCAGGATAGATTTAAGACCGTCAACAAGACCCTCCATAGGACCTTCGCCGATCAAATCAAGAACGCGCGCGGTTTGGCGAGAGCGAAGTGTGTTGGGGTCTTCAACACCACCCCCACCACCGCCGCCACCTTTACCACCTTTGCTACCGCCGATGAGATATTTGAACACCGTCATTTGCTCTTACCCCCGCCGGTGCCCTCTCCTGGAGCTGGATCAATCGGCTCTTCGCCCGTATCCAACCCAGCGGAAATAACAACAGAGCCGGTGTAAACCTGCCCGTAAATAATAGGGACAGCTACACCTTGTTCGGTTACGTTTTCCGGACCGCTAAACAAGTAACTGTCGTCCTTCGGTTTATCAGCTCTGCTCATTTTTGGCGGTTTCGGTGACAACAACATTGACACACCGATCATAACCGCCGTCATAACCACAGCTGAAATAATACTCGCAACCGTTGTTGAAACACCTAACCAGCCGGCAATCGCTCCAGCCAACGCGGTTTCAATACCGGAACCTTCTACCTTTTGAGCGATGTGAATATCTCTCGAAACAGGTAAAGTTGCTACGTCGTCTCCGGCTACTTCTTCACCGTCGACAATTAAATAATACTCTTTATATTTGTGAAAGTCAACCCAAAATTCGTCGTAATTTGCAGATAAAGCGCGAATGGCTTCAGACGGAGTTTGGATGTCAAACTCGTGCATAGCGCCGTATTTGTCAGCCAGTTGGCCGTATAAATAAACCGCCGTCATATCATTAAACCTTTATGGCGCAGATGAAGCACGGTCGCGTTCTGATAAAACCCACCATAGATTTCCATGGTCGATTGCCGCCCGTAAATATGATGCAAGATGTGTTCAGGTTTAAGAAACAAAGCACAGTGATTAGGAACCGGCGAACGGAACTGAAGAATGAGAACGTCGCAGTGTTCAAGTTTAGCTCCCTGATCTAGCTCGGTAAAGCCCGCATCTTGAAATTGCTCGGCGATAATGTTACCACCGCGTTTCCACCATTCCCAATTACGGTCAAAATTAGGCAGCTCGATTCCGGTGTAAGCTTTGAACCCGTCTCTCAGAAGACCGTAGCAATCGTGGCTACCGTGACACCAGTCGCGCCCCACCAAAGGAGCCGTAAACCCGCAGGGCTCAATGACCGAGTAAGTTGCATTAGGCCAAGAGAAAATAACCCAAGGAACACCGGTTTGCTCGCAACCCGTGCGGTCCGCATCGCTCGCAATCGGCTGCTCATAAACGTGGCTGTGAACAATCGCCTCTACTTTTTTGCCTTTAGTTTTGGCAATGATGTCTTTAGGGTCCATCAGAAAAGAGCGATTGTCTTCTGCGATATTTTTAATTTCAATGAATTTACCTCGTACGATAACCCCGCACATCTCCCGAGGCTGAGCAGCCTCGGCAGCGCGATTGATATCAGCGAGCGTGGGAGCCGAAAGGATCATCGCGACCTCACAAGCAGGGACGCAGGGAATGCACCATAAGGTAAAATACCTCGGTCGCCAAATCGAGCTTTGCAAGAATGAATTGTTTTAGTACATTGATCTTTAGTTGGGTCAGTGGTTGGCGAACCGTTTATGTCCATGACAGGTCCACCGGTGTAGCCACATTCCGGACCGCGATATTTCCACGGGCAAATAGTAGCAATTACTTGTCGACGAGGCAGCCGAATACCCGCCACGTCAAACGCAACCGCTAATTCCATTTCAATGAAAACAGCGTTTTCAGATATTTTGCGGGACACGTAATAAACTTCGTCAGGAAACTCGGCGGTTGGATCAGCCGTGGGGTTACCCGCAGGGAAGTTTACTGCGTCCAAATACTTAGCTAGTGTTCTTTTGCGCGTGACTTTAGCACCCAACCCGTCTTTGATTGAGCGAACAAACGCACCTAGAATACCGCCAATATTTGCAGCTCGTAGCGTCGGACGCGGAAGTTTACCGCTAGAACCCATTTCAAAACCTGTAGCATCGACAGGATAATGAGTGTAGACTTGTCCTTTCCAAACAATATTAGAACCATCAACACGGTCTCCGCAGTGCCACCGTTGAATAGTTGGAAAACCCAAAGCAGTGGCATCAAGCTCAAAGAGCTCGATAATCGTTAGCGGTTTAAGACTAGCGCAATCAGCCCGCACGCTCATGGCAAATAAGCTCCAAATGCTCTGCGGAATTTGATTGATAAAGAACCTACGTTTTTACGAGATTCATTATAGTTCCATTCTATGTTCCACTCGTCGTAGTACACGTCATAAACTTGATCGTCGTCGTAATCATAAAATTTAATTGTGCCTCCTGCGTTAGTGCGCAGAAAACTTTCCATAGCTAAAATAACCGCGCGAGTGCGCATTTTATACGTCAAATCCCACTCGGTATTGATATTATTAATACCGTCAAGAACGTTTTGCTCGTAACCGTCACCGAACTTTGCAGTGGTTTTACGAGGCTTAACCTTTTTACGGGCAGGTAAATCAGGGCACCAACCGCCTTTTAGGAATGTCATTATTTAGCTCCCGCCAAAATACCACCAGGACGCTTTTCTTGAACCAGTGTCATAAGCACAGCCTGTTTGATGCGGTCGCCGAGTGCTTTACCTGTGTTTGTATCGCCAGAAGACGAAGCACCATCGGGAGTTACATTGATAGAAATGTTGCCGACGTTAACATCACCTGTGCCGCCGGTGGAACCCGAACCTAGCACGGAACGTAACGAAGGAATCGGTTGCGCACGGAAACCGGAGTAATCACCATCTGTGCCTCCAGGAAGAGAAATAGCCAAGCGCCCGCTACCAAACCCGCGACCGAACCCGTCGCCCATAACCGACTTACCCCCGCCAAACAAGCTCCCGAGCAGAGGCTTAACCACCAACATTTGAAACATGAGCTTGGCCAGATCAAGCGCAAGGTTTTTCAAAACATCACCAAAAGATTTGCCCGATGCGATTGCATCAAAGAACCCGTTCATCGCATTGGAAGCAAATGTCGCCATCTCTTGGCTCATGTTTTTGCCACCGGTAGAAGCTTTATCGAAATTAGCTTTAATCTTGTCTAGACCTTTCGCATATTCCGCTTGCGTAATGATACCCTTCTTCAGTGCTTCATTTAGCTTGTCGATATCCTGTTGCATTTTGCGCGCCGCATCCGCGCTGTTTAGCAGATTATTTACCCACGATTTAAGGCTGTCACCGCCACCTTTTTTGCCGGTTTCTGCGACTGTCGCATTCAACTTACCCATTTCAGAGCTAGTTTTTTCAGCAGCCGCAGAAGTGCGGTCAAGGTCTTCAATTCGTTCACGAGAAGCAGCACGAAGTTTAGTTTGTTCTTCGTTAATAGCTTTTATGCTGTCGCTGTATTTTCTATTGGCTTCTGCAACATAATCTGTTGCATTACCCATAGCTGTCACCGCGCCGATTGTTTCTTTACCTGCGCCGGCAAACCCCGCAGTCACATCAGCCCAAAGAGCTTTAAGGCGACCGAATTCAGTAATGATTGGTGAAATCTTGTCTTTCACCATCGCTATCATAAGGTCCATTTGCAGTGTGAATTCTGCAAGGAACTTTTGAAAAGCAGGAATAAGCTCGGCTGAGAAATAGACTTTAACCTTATCCCAGTTAGCGATCAAAGTAACAACCGTAGCCGTTACTGCAGCAATAGCGGTAGGAATAGGCGCAAGCGCTGCTAAAAACAAACCGAAACCGGTGCCCAGCAGTGCGACCGCGTTACGCAGACCTTCAGATGTTTGCCAAAACTTTTGAAGATCAGAAATAACGGTAACCAAACCGCGAGCAAAGTTTTGAGCGAAACCAGAAAGTTCGTTAATGGACTGCGCCAAACTGGAAACAGCCGCGCGGGCAGCTGAAGTGTCAAACCCTTCTGTAAAAGCCGTTTTGATGTTGTTCATCGCGCGACCAACGGTCAGCGGCATTTGTTTAAACAGCTCGTCTACGTTC